GTACCCTCCGCAAGAGAGGCCTCGCCCATACCCTCATTATTTGCGAAAAAAGGGCGTTGTTCTGATGAAATAATGAGGTTTTTATCTGGCTCGTTATTTGTGGAAAATTTCGAAGCCCTTATTTGTGAAATAAGACGCTTCGTAATGTCATTATGGCATTGCTTGCACAGCGCAACAAGATTTCGAGGGTCATATAAACTACCGCCTTTATGCAAAGGAACGGAATGATGCACTTCTTCGCTAAAGCGTTCTTTGCAGCGTTCGCATATTGGATTACGCGCCCGAACACTCTGAGCCAAAGCAGACCAACGCTGGCCACGCCATCGCTTAGGAATTTTATCTGAATCATTCACGTTGCTTTCTGTGTTGTTCAATCACCTGGACAAAGTCGCCTAAATCAGCCAGACGCAGACTGACTATCCACGCACAATTATCAGCTCTTGCCATCACAATGGGTACGTCGATTGGTCTGACTCTGGAACGTTCTGCCTGCTGTAGCCAAGTCTCGACAATTAGCCCACCATCGCGGCGCTTGACTTCCACAATAATGCCATCACCCGCAACATCTGCGCCACCGTCAATGCCGTTTCTTGCTTGTCTAGTGACGATTAACCCTACAGAATCACACAATTCTTGAGCTGCTTCGCGTTCGCCCACTGCGCCTTTTCTGCGTTGATATGCTGACATATCAAGAATGCTACAAAGTTATCCACAAGTTATCCACAAAAAAAATTAAATTTTACCTATTGACAGCCGCCTTACGTGATGTTACGTTTCGCTGCGTCGCCTTAGCTGACGCTGGCTCGCGTAAACGTAAACCACTCTGGCGCTGCCCGCAAAATAAAAACAGAACACTAAAACCGCCTCTACAGAGGTGTTTTTTTTAATTTGAAAAAATCATAAATACCTATTGACACTGCACAGCTGCAGCCGATAGTATCTATCTCGCATCGGGAAATTATCAAATCATCCAGCCTACACAGTGGGCAGAAATGGAAAGAAAAATGAAATCAACCCACGCATCACGACAATTTGCATCGATGAAAGACTCCATCCGAGACGGCGAATATCGACAGTCATCTGTGTCGTCAGATGATCGACGACGATTTCGCCGCATTCGTGCGAAGCCATTGACGGCGGCAGAAAAGGATGCGATCGCAGCATCAGATGCTGCGCAGGCGATCATCTCTGCAGCAGATAGTGCAGCGCACTTTGCCAGACTCGCTGCAGTCGCTGCTCACGCAGACGCAGCGATGACGGCAAACACGCAGATCGCCGCAGAGTTTTTTGCCGGCAAGACTGCTCCTGCGTCAACGAAAGAAATGCGATCAGCGATGTATGCGGCAGGCATCACCATCGCATCACCTGGTGCAGTATTCGCACGACTCTTCACGAGTCGCTGATTGCTCGCCCCACTCGCCTATGGCGAGGACGGCCTGCAATCCGCAGGACAGTTCAGAGAACAAGAAAGGCGATCCAGAAAGGAATCCCATGTCCAAAGAATTGATAGATCCCATAGCAGCTGCCCGCGTGCTGCAAGCCATCATTGATGCCCGGCACGGCCTCAGCAGGTTGCTGATGCAAGCCCAGTCCAACGACAAAGGCGAGCCGGCTACAGAATCGGTAGGCCACATTACAGCGCTGCATTCTTACATTCGCACAGTCGATAGCGCCATCTGGGGCGACGAAGGTAAGGGCGGCGTAATCATTCGCGACTTGGATCGTGGAAGCGATGCGGGGAACCCATGACAGAACTCATCTTTATTCTGTTCTGCGCGCTCTGTTTGTTAGTGCTTCTCGAAACTGCCTTCGCAGACAATGACATCCCTGAGGACGTCGTTAGGAGGAAGGAATGAGCGATTATCAATTTGTTGAAAAAATGACTGAAAAACAATTGTACAAATATGTGCATATAGTGCCTTTTGTTCGTAGTTTTAGTGACACAGTTTTGGTTCCACGTAAAAAAGATTATGTTGGAGATTGTCCATTTCATCCCAGTAGAAATAAAAATATTTTTGCTTGTTCACAAAAAGATGGGGTTGAATTTTTTAACTGTCCACAATGCGGCCGTAATGGTAACGCTGCTGATTTTGTGATGCAGCTTTTACAGTCTCGATATAACCAAAAAGTAACTCGTAAATATGCACTTAACATCATTCGTAATTATTTAATGGAGATTTCATGAACATCCACGACTGCATCAGCGAGATTCTGATACTCAAAGACAGCGTCGCCCAGCTGCTGGACGTCCTGCCAACGCTAGATCCTGATAAGCACAATAAAGAGGAATCGCTAGCGCTGTTTGACGCTGCCGTAGATCTTCGCCGCGTCGCAAAGCAGTACGCAGACGCTGTAGAGGATGAATATATGTTTTTCTTTTTACAGTCCAGACCGAACGGTATCTACCGTGAATGCGGTACTGGGTTGAAACTGAAAAAGAAGAAAATCTATTCAGTACGCGACGATATGCGGACGGTAGACAGTCTCATTCAGTTTGCCGGTGGATCATTCGAGTATCTCAGCCGCGGCGAGCGGGGCGCATTCTCTGCAAATCCTTGGAAGATTTCAGTCATTCGCAGCATTTGCGGCGAAGATCATCTATCAATGTTGGAAGAAGAAAACGTATCAATTTGTCTAGTAAAACCTAAACCTGAAGGGGTCTAAAATGGACGTAGGAAAATTCATGCAAGGGGCATTTTTAAGAGCGCAGGATCTTGACGAAGGCGACGTAGTAACGACTGTTACTGGATCGACTACAAAGGATTTTGATGATGGCGAGCGGATTATTATGGCTACAGAATTCGGTTCGGTAGTGCTGAATAAGACGAATCTGAAGCGCGTAGCCGGTGCATTCGGTAGCGATACCGAACGCTGGGTAGGGCGAAGCGTGAAGCTGTGTAAGGAAGAAACAAACTTCGCAGGGAAGCAGGTTCCGTGCATTCGTGTTTATCCAGACATTCCTAAAGAGACTAGACCGCTACGCGATACTCGCAAGCCTGAGACGCGTCCGAAACATTCTGTAGACCCTGAAGACATCCCTTTTTAAGTTAGGCACATAATGCAAAATGAAACCACGTTTCATGACGTAATGGCTATCTATCGTCGAGTCCGCAGGGCCAGCGGACTCGACGACGCAGAGAGGATGGCGCGCGCTGCCGTAGGACTTATACGAGAGTCCGAACGCAGCGCCGTCTATCTCTCTTATCTCGAATTCGAAGCCAATGTAAGAGCCCTAGAGAAGCTGACGCCCAAGACATATCAGCGTGTGGTCTTAGACGATCTACAAGCGCTTGAGACAGTTCAGCCGCGTGAAGTCCTAGTAGAGAGCGTGCTACGAGCGAACGAAGTAGCGCTCCTCATAGGCGCTGCAAAGGCTAATAAGACTTGGATAGGGATTGACCTAGCGATGGCAATTACTGAAGGCGGGCGCTTCATGGGCGCTTTGGAATGTGCAGCGGGCGACGTGCTGTACCTCGACGCTGAATCATCGCGCGAAATGCTCGCTGAGCGCTTTAGGCTTTGCCGTCTCAATTCGCCTAGGGAAGTGGGGAAGCTCTCTGTACTGTGTCAACGTGGCAAGTCGCCTGAGACTATCAGCGACGCTATCGACATCATCGCCCAGGGGATTAGCCAGGCGAATGCTCGCCTATGCATAATCGATACGCTGAGTGCATATTTTCCCATTATCAATGAGAACGATAACGCAGAAGCTACGCACATCATGAGCCGCCTAGTCAAGGTCGCAGAGGAATACGCTTGCGCTCTGTGCATCGTCCACCATACGCCGAAGATGTCTGGGACTCTGCGCACAGTAGTCGACGCAGCAGCGGGGGCAGGGGCATATACGCGACGCGCTGATTCAATCATCGCTGTTCGTCAAGAGGATGGAGAAAACTACGTAGATATTCGCTGTCGATCATTCGCACAGATAGAAAGATTCGTCGTTACCTACGGTGCGAATATGCGCCCGCAAGCTGAGCGCTGCGATGGCATTACTCCGCCCGTCGAGAAAAAGAAGGTGAAGCGTCTGGGTCAACTGATATAGAAACGTCCCAATAGCCTTTCGGACAGGATGATTTCAGTATCTTTGCCTTTTCTGGAAGGCTAGTCATTTTATTTTTACCGCATCCACAGGTAGCACAATGCCCAACTTGCTCCGGCGCATCAAATGCAATTTGAAAGAATTCGCACGAATAGCAGGTGTTCAGCCTCGTTGCTTGCATTTCTTCAGTTGCCGGCAGCTCAAACACTTTGGAGGCCATCGCCTGAATAAATGACACAGCGCGCGCCAGTAGTGCGGGCGGGGTAGTTTCGCTTGCTTTCGCTTTGTACTCAGCGGTGAGACGCTCGACATACTGCGCCTCTGTTTCGCCGTCTAGTTTCGCTTGTAATGAAATTTGCTTTGTTTCGCCTTCATTATGCCGCTGAAATTCTGGACGATTGCGAGCGCGCTCTAGAGATTTTAGAGATTCTTCGTTCATTACAGCACTATACAGCCATTATATGAACTAAAAAGTAAAGGTTCATTTTCAATATTATATGTCATGTCCACATTATATTGGCTGGCGAAGCAGGTCGAATGGGTATAACCAGTCACGGTACCAACCCAACCGTATGCACATTTAGAAGGGTAACAGACATCAGTCCAGACCGTAGCCGCCGCTGGATTTGGTGCGTGATAGCACGTACCAGAATTGTCAACGTTTGTAGGTGGACTGCCGGCAGAAAATTCGCATGGCGATCCAGCAACAGACGAACCGTAAAAAGTTCTCTGCCTTGAACAGTGCTGCAAATCGCAGCACGTACCAGGTGCAGTAAAAATGTTATTGATAAACATTCCATGTGCGCGATAGTCGTACATAAACGTTTCCGTACGCCACCTATAAAACTGCCGTAGTCTGGCTTTCCAAACGACATTGGTTGTCGTCGTCGAGAACAGTAAAAAGTCGTCGCTATTGTCTGGCATATAGCCGCCTGGTGGCACGGGTCTGGTCATCACGCGCCTGTATTCATGCACTGGGATATATTGTCCTGTGACTGTGTTTAGCGCGTCCGGCGGCACGCGTAGACCCATCCAGTAATCGGCACTACCCACAATAGATATTCTGCCTGTCTTAACTGGATCCCAATTCAACAGCGCCCACGCCGCAAACTGCGCAGCAGTACCGTAATAATTGTAGGTGTAGGTGATGCCGTTATACGGTCCGCTCGTCATCGTCAGCGTAATGGTTACATACGGTGGATTGCCGCCGCCTGGGCCGTCTGGCGAATATGGGCCGTTTGGAAATGAAGCTATGTCGTCATCTGGCGCCGCCCCAAAATATCCAGATAATATGCCAGGCCAATCTATAATATCATTGATCGGATCTACTATGTGATCATTTAATAGAACGCGTGCGGTGAAAGTGTCGCCTGTAATTGAATTAAAAGTAAGCGCCGTTTGATATACGCCTACTGGATCTAGCGACCCAATAACGCCGGCAGATACTGCCGCGTTAAAACCGTAATAGGTCGTCAGTACTGGTTCTGTGGTGTATACGTATCCTGCATTACCAGGGCAACCTAATCCGCTACAAGTGTCGCCAAAGTATGTAGCCATTGACTCACGAACACAATTAGTATTTCCGTACAACTGGTCGCAACCGCAGGCTGGACTACCACAATTTGGAGGCGTAAAAAAACTACCGCAACACGCTATATAGTTTGTTTCTTCGCACGTTTGCGGCGCTAAATCTACGCCCGTCTTTTTGCATAGCAGATTAAAAATTACAAAGAATGCGCCAGGGCTGTTGTAGTCATTTACTGCCCAATTGCATTGAGTGCCGCCAACAGTCGACGGACTGCAATTTGTTCCAGGAGCGCAACAGCAATAATTTATACCAGCTGGAAACGCATTGCACGTAGAAGAAAATTCATTTTGTGAATAAGGCGAAATACCGTTGTAGGCACATGGGTCATGACCTGGTACGCCATCGCCAAAAGATCCATAAGTAGAATCGACAAAATCAGTACCAATAGAAAATCCTACGCGGTCGCCCTTCGGTGGATTGCAGTCATAGCCGTCGCAGCTGACCCCCTTTATCCAGGGATTAAAACAGCCAGCAGGAATAGCGCAACATTTGGCTAGAAATAAGTTAGGCACGTGGTTTCCTGGTGAACATTTGAAATATGCTTTTAATCCATGCGCCTACGCCGCTCTGGAATAGCAAGACAATAAAAGCGGAAACTACCAGTAAAACTATGAAATAAGTCAGCGTAGATAGCCATTCACTTTTCACGTTCTGCACATCTGGCAAGGCGCGGATAACTGCATTTATTGCCTCTAATATCTTGCCCTGTTCGCCTACGCCTGCTAATGATTCGGACTGGATTACTTTTGTATCTGCTTGAGGCTTACCAGCTTCTTTATAAATTATTTCGAATCGTGCGCGGCTCGAATGGGCAAGCGAAGAAATGTCAGTAGACGATTCAGCGATTTTGTTTTCGCCACTGCTGCACGAGCAAACTAAAACTAGAAGCAGAATAATTAGGCGCACGTGCCACCCAAACCATTAGCGCGGTCAAATACAAATATAACCGTACCTTGCTCATTCAGCCATTGATAGACCATGACGACGCCGCGGACTGGCTGCACGGTTATGCCGGTAGGAAGATTTGATATCGGCGTGCCGTCAGCCAATAGACCAGTAGCTAGCGCTTGATATTCCCATAGGTTATATGCAGGGACATCTGTAGCCGGGAATACATAAGCAGATAGATCGAGATGAACCGCCGTATTTGTCGCGACTACTGTAGGAGTCGCTGTAAGGTTAATTTTTTGTACTCGATAGTTCCATCTGTTGGCTGACATAACCGTAGTCGAGATAATGAATCCCATCCAGTTTGGCAGGTTAAAACCAAATGGTGTAGCAGCTGTAGGGTCGCGCGCAGTCTGCACATACTGCGCCTGGCGCGCCATATTGTTCGTCGCCGTAGCAGTCATGCCAGGCAGCCCCGTAGTAAAATATGGGTTGAATAGCGTCACGGATAGCCAGTCCAGGTAGGAGTAGGGTCTTCGATTTCTATAAATGAATTGTTATCTGGCGAAAGCGTGTTAAGATCATAAAGCCCTGCCGTACCCGTAAGCCTTGACCATGGCTGATACCAATATGCTGCATCTGCTTGTTTAATTGGCTTACTGGCCCAAGTGCTTACCTGTGTCATTAGCACGCCGCCAGTTACGTTTGGGATTACTCGCTGCTCAAGATGTCCCCATTGATCCGCCTCGAAGCTAAGGGTATATGTATCCCATGGATCCTCTGTAAGTGCTTGCTGATATCCAGTGAAAACCACAGTACCTATGGGATAGCTTAGAAATGTAGTCAGATTTCTTTTTAATATCTCATTGTTCCATAAAACGGGGAAATAATCTGCATTGCCGCCTAGCGATTTTACGTAGCTGCGGTCTATATGTACTTCGATATCTAGCGTGTGATGCCATACGCGATAATTCTCTGGTGTCCCCATCATGTCAACAGCAGTACCTGATATTGCGGCATTGGGCGGCCAAATCGCAACGTAATTTGTAGGAAGTGCTGATGGATATGTCCATATTGGAACATTACGGAATGTACAGCGTCGAGAAAGTCGAGACCATGGGGTAGGTGGAACTTCATCATTATATAGCCCATCGTCTATGTAGCCGGTGTATTCAATATCTAATTGAAAAGTGTTTATATTTATTTGTTTGTATGTTTGCGAGGTCGATATGAATCGCTTGTCATATGCGTATCGCTCTCGCATAAATGGCTTCGTATTATTTTCTGGTCCCGTTGAGGTAAACGTCAAGCCTATAAGCGCATCCAAATTTCCATCATTAGCGCCGCCCATCGTAGTCAGTATGTAGGTTTCTGAGTAACGCGATGCCAAGCCCTTTTGCGCTACGTGCAATTGTTTAGAGGTGCGGACACAGTTTGTAATTGCGAATGCCATTAGCGTTGCCCTCTTTGGTTTCTAACAATAGTTTGTAATGCTTCCAATTGCTGTACTGCTATGGGATCATTCGCAGCAACTGCCGCGGCGTCTCCAGGCGTGAAATTAGGCATATCCATACGTGCGTTTTGTGCCTGTACTTCCAACGGTATATCTGGCATTGCTATAGCTCTGCTTACTTTTAACAGGTTTTTTTGTCCGAATTCAGACAGGCCTACTTGATATGAATCGGAAGCCTGTGCAATAGATTTTGCAAACGATTTTTTCGCTTCTTCTGTATCGCCGCGCAGCAATTCTGTTAAGGCGTTAGCGTTATTTTCTGCAATTGAATAGACGCCGCTAAACCAAGTGGAAAAAGCAGAGGCAAAATTTGGCAGGGCGTTTGTTTTGCTTTTTAGTGTTTCTGCTTCCCTGTTTGCAGATTCAACGGCGTTTGGTGCGTTTTGCTTGGCTAGAGTTTGGTCATTTTGCAGCTGTGCAACATCTCGCTGAGCGCCTGCCTTTGCAGCATCTGGCGAATAAGTCTCAGCAAGTTTGTTTACGCGCTGCCCCATCGCGTACAGCTCTTTCAATCCAGCGATAGCGCCTTGAATACCAAAGTAGCCAGAAAGCATTCCAACAGCGCCAGACGCTTCGCCCTGAAAATATCCTCTTAACTTCTGGCTGATGCTGCCTGCTTGCCCCTTGAACTTTTCAAGTTGCGCTACCGCTTTCGTGCCATCAGCGACGATGGTTAGAGGTAGTCGAATTTCTGCTACTTTTTCCATGTTTTATCATCTCTTCAAAGCCGTCAACAATGTTGGATTTTTCCTGTAGCCAGTACGCTACTTTTTTATAGTCTGATTTTGTCAAAGCGCAAGCAATAACCGTTAAAAGATGCTCGACTCTCTCTGCGAATACTGGCTTTTCCAGAGCGCCAATATCTGCATCACCATCTACCAGTCCTTCGGCTAATAGGCGAGCTAGTCGCCCGCCTGCGTAGGGTTTGCCGTAGCAAGGGCGCAAATCTCCTCTACTAATTTGGGATCTGCCTCAGAGGCTTTGAAGCCCAGAGGAAACAATGCGCTACCGTCGCCGTCTCGAACCAGCCGCGCCCAAAGCTCGACGATTGGTAGCTGAACATCGCTGATAGTTGGCCGTCTCACCTGTATATCCCTGTCCAGAATGACAGAGCGAACAGGACGCCACGCCGGTACCACCTTTGATAGGTCGCTGATCATGCTGCGATTATGCCAACAATTTGAAGTTCAATAGCGACCATTTCAGCGCTGTCGCCCTTTGTCGTTTGGGTGTATGAAGTAATTATGCATTCACCAGAATAGGTATTTGTACTGAGTGCGTCCTCATAGGTAAATGCTATTGCTGTGCCTACTGCTGACTGAGATAAAAAATCAGATTGGGCAGTAGCTTCAGCCGAACCGGCAGAAAGATAGCAGTTAACTGACATAGTGCCGCTGATTCTTCCTGCCAAATACGCCTTGTAAAAGTAACTCAGCGGCGTGCATTCAATGGATTCTCTTTCCAGCTTTATACTCGCATCTGCAACGTTGAAAGCGACTGTAGCGAGTGTAATTACTGCGCCTGTTCCGGTCATTGGTACGAATGGCATTTTGTATATCTCCTGTGGTTAGTTTTGGTGAAACATTAAAAGATTGATCATTGAGTATCTGGTACGGTCAGATCCGCCTGGTATGGATTCATCTAGGTATCCATGTGAAGCGCCTGTAACTCTGCACATAAAAGCAGTTTCGCCGCTGTTCGTCCATGTCGAACCGTTTAGGTCTGTGGTGAGCGCTTGCAAAATGTCAGCGGTTGCTTTTAACGTTGAAGCGAGTATGTAAACGTCAATACTTGAACGCCAGATTCTTATATTGGCTGGTACTGCTGTTTCCATATCCTCAGATTTCACTTCATAAATAAGCAAATTCGTAGTCAGCGCCTGCGCTGCATTTCGCAAATCTGGCATAGACGTATAGCCCAAATCGTTAGTCAACTTCCAATAAATTAGGCTTGCTGCACTCATTTGCCCGCCAACATTTTCTTGGCAGTTTCGCCTAGATACTGCGTAAATAGTTCTGCTTGTTTAACTGCTTCTAAAAATACTTTCGCTCGAATACCTTTTCCAGGAATTAAGGCGCCTGTTCGTGCAATGAAGCCTGGATCAATAATATTCACTACTGACGTATAACGGTCTTTTCTGCCGATTCCAGTAAACCCAATTATCTGGCCTTTTCCTGGACGCTTTATTTTTCCCTGCACATTTTCAAGAATTGCCTTGCGATGTAACTGCTTTTCGCCATTTCGAGAATACGCGGTAGTTTCCCACTCTTTATACAGCGTCTTTTTTACAATGTTATTTGCTTTTAACATCGCTCTGTATTGGGCTTGCTCTAGCAGCGTCCATTTGATATTCGCTATGCGCTTTTCAAGATTTCGCTTTGCCTGCGGTGATAAAGAGACTTGAATCATACGGCCTCTTCTGCTCTGGTCAGTCCCAGGCGGACGAATCGGTGCTTCATGCGGTCATCTTCAATTGATTGAATCTGATATGTAGTCGATACTGAGCCATCGGTTAAAACGACGACCATTCCATTTTTTAATCCTGGGTACCAAGGCGCTTTGATATACGTCATTTCGACTACTGCCTTGCCCATGTTGTTCATTTTGTCTTCGCGCTCTGCGCTCTCGACGTGAACTACTGGGGTATATAAAACCGTCGAAGCGCCTGCAATTTTCTGTCCCACAGAATCAAAAGTGCTGACAGCGACGCTGGAAATAGTCGCCTTTACTCTCATCATGCCCATCGGTATCAAATTAAAGCCCCAGTTCGATGTCTGGCGACCAACATCGCCCAGCCCTTCATATCTGGCGGTGATGGATCATCGCCGCGATAAGAATAGAAATATCCAATACGCAGTAATAGCGCTTGCTTTATTTCTGCATTGAATGCGGAAGTCAGCGTGTACGTAAAATAAAGCGGATACGTGTACTGCACATTCGAGGTTAAAGAAGTACCGATTGGGTACGCAGCTGCAAAGTCAAGAGATAACCAATCCTCTGTTGGTGTTATTGGCGAAACGGGAAAATCATCGCAAATAATAACAGGAGCAATACCTGTATCAACTGGATTAAAAAAAGGACGAAATACGCCATCGTCTGGCTGCGCTAAATAACGCTGGGCAGGGGTCGCAGTAATAAACCCCTGCCCAATGTACTGATGCGTTACTTCTTCCCACTCAATACATACAGCTTGGACTAGGGATGCAATATAAGAATCATCTTCGGTGTGGTAAACCCGAAGATGACTCTTTGCATCTGCTGTTGAAATGAGTGTTGGCATAAATCACGTCTTGAACAATGAAACCATGGCGTTTCGATCCATGATCTTCCCACTACTTCGCGTAGTTGAGAGGAACTGCACCTGGCCGTTAGCAGCAAGAATATAAGGATTCGCGAGGAATGGAACCGTAGACATTTCCACGATTCGATATCCCTTGGAGATGTCGCCGAACACTCCGAAGCGAACTGTAGTTAATGCCGTCTGTGGTAGATTCGCAGAAATGTAAACTGGGAAGCCCATGAATGACATACCCGCTCCGTCGCGAGCTACTGAGTAATTCGCGCCTTGGCCAAATGTTGGAACACTTGTAGAAGCCTGCGAAATAATTCCCGCCCACGTCGAGACTGGCAAGAGCCACGAAGAATCCTTCAAATATGTTGGCAACAGACCAGAGGCGTAAACGGTAGTAGCCGCTTCTGCCAATGTAATGTTTGTTGCTGAAGCAATCGTTGAAGAATTCACATTACCAACACTTGCCGTGTTGTCATAAATCGGCTGTGCAAATGCGTTGTATGTGATGTTTGAATAGCTCAAGTCTCGATTTGTTGCGTGGAGTTCTGCGTGTTGGCGAATTGTTTCGCTTGCGACGTCATACGGCATATCTGCCAACGCTTCATTTGAAACCGAAGTGTAAAAGCCCATTTTTGTAGGTGTGAAATCTACTGGATCATTGTCAACATCTTTGGACACGTATGCGCCTGCTTCTGCGACGACAGCCGTAGCGACTGCAAATTGTGCAGTCTGGCGATAGAAGCGAAGCGGTGCGCCGCTGTCTGTGGTAATGACAGTCGAAAGAGCGCGAACTACGCTCATGCGATCCATCATCTGCTGAAATAGGGGGGAAGCAATTGTTGTAGTTGCGCCGAAGTCTGCAACGCCTGAAGCTCGCATTTCAAATTCGTTGTTGTCGCGGAAGCCGCCACGAATCCAGTCGCGAAATTCTGTTTTGTGCGACGCAGCTGGCCGCCCAGTTTCAAGATTCGAAGTAACGCCGCCGCCGTCCAAACGATCACGCAGACCAACGCGACGAATCTCGCTGTCCATGTGATCGAGTTCGTCGAGCATTGCAGCCGCGCGACTTTCATTTGTTGCGTCGAGCTTTACAGTTCCGTTCGTCAGGACGTCAATTTCGCCGCTGAGTGCCTTACGTTTTTCGTACATTTCAGATAGTTTCATAATTTTCTCCAATTTTTGATACGTAGCGCTTTGCGCTGGGTGATGAATGAATGAGAACGAGCGAGCGCGCGTGCATCTGCATTTGTTTGCGGATACGCAGCGCGTTCAACGAGTGAGATTTCAGCTAGGTCGACGTCTAAAAGTGTGCGTAGATCGCCGTCAAATTTTTCATCGCGCACCGTGAAACCAAACGACATTTGTCGCACAATTCCAGCACGAACTAAAGTCATTGCGTCGCGCGCAAGCGTTGTATCTGGCAGCAGAGCTTCGAAAATCAAGCCCTCTTCATCTGTCCGCATATTCAGCGAACCGCTGAGAGTTGTCGCGAGTGGCTGGCTACTGTCATGCTGCCAGTACAGCGAGATATCTGGATCATTCAGCGAGTTATTAAATGCAGCTGGATCAATCTGCTCGCGCATCTGGCGCCCGCGAATCATCAGCGGCAGCGATGGAACATTGAAGCGCGCTGCATAGCCGCCCACTTTCATGCTGTCCTTATCACCTGGCTCTAGAGCGATATCAACGGTGCGATATTCAATCATTCGATATCTCCTGTTGGTTTGGTCGAGTCTGGCGCTGTGGACGGGGCAGCTGCTGGGGTGAGCTGTTGCTCGCCGCCATCGACATACGCCAGACCCAACATTTCGCGCGCGTCATTCAGGGTCAACGCGCCTGTAGTCGCTAGATCTTTCAAGCATGCGGCAACGTCGCGCATATTGCCGCGCATCAAGTCGCCTACTTCAAATTTAAGTTTTACGCCTTGCGGTAGAATTTTCGAGCTAAGCGAAGTAGCGAAACGGTCAGCCCATCCGGCTACTGTGCCCTCGACGTACTGGCGCTGCATTTCGATCTGTGAACTCAGCGCGCCCGCATCAGATTGATAGAGCATCTGCGGCGGTATTCCAAGCGCCCGCGCAATTTCCATGATTTGGAATTTTCGATCTTCAAGTAAACCAGGCAGCGCACCATCCCCAACGCGCTCTACCCGAACTCCCTCATCTAGGACTAGCGGTCTACTTGCTGATTCTGGCGAAATATGCTTCGCCATATACCCATTGATTAAATCGAGCTTCGCCGTAGTCGAGAGCGTGCCAGGGTGGGTAATCGAGATCTTGCCTACGCGCCCAGCTTCAGCAAGTGATGTCGCTACTCGCTCTTGCAGGATTGACAACGACAGCGCAGACGCGCAGCGCACTAGTGGACTGACGCAGGAATACGGATTCTGCATACTGCCAGTACCTGCCATCAGCTGAACAATGTTGTAAGGGTCGATCTGTTGACCATCCATCAAGAAACGTGGCTCGAAGCCAAACCAGACAACGGCAATTCGACCAGGCAATAGCGGCCATAGTGCGATAGCGTCGCCGCGATTATCTCGCTGAATAAATGAATAGCCGCATCCATTGGTTATGGCACTAGCCACCATCCAAGCGCGCCAAGCGTGTCCGCTCTGGTATGTGTTGGCTTCCCCAGTCAGTAAAGTGCTAGCAGGGCATTCCACGTAACTGCCATCGGCGCGGCAGCACTCGATACCGATTCTGCCAAGGTCAGTACCTAGCAAATTGATCGCGCGAAGTACGGCAGGGATGTTGTTTCTAGCGTCTGTAGTCGCTGAGAAAGTGCCGCCGATATCCGTCAAATATGACGAAGTAGCAGTATTGTTTCCGAACCAACCTGTCAGACGTGAAAATACACTCACGCCCGCAAACTATTACCCCTCAAAAGTTGTCAAGTAAATTGCAAAAATTTATTTGGTAGACTGCTATTACATCGGCAGATTGGTCACTGTCGCCGCAAGGCGATATACCGCAGGCTTATTTTGAAAACGTAAGCGCTGAGGCCCTCATGGGGTCGCAAAGACTTGCTAGTCGCAATCAAATGCGACTAGCAAGATTTTTTTTACTATTGAATATCCAATAGTGGGGGATCAGATTACTACGCCGCCAGGCGTCTCATAAGACGAAACGCGCGCTACGTTAAACCGCTCGCACAGCATCGCCGCCATGCAGGAGGCTATAACGGCGTCGATATTCCCAGAGCTGCGCCCCTTTACTGGTCGAACATTGCCCGCATTGTCCTGAATAGTTCGCGTCGCGCCTAGGCACGCTCTCAATACTGGGTCTTTCTGGTGGGTAATACTTCGCCCGCGTATACCGTCCGTCCACAAAGCCCATGCCGGCCCCATCGTGCGTATTCCCTGTTCGACTGCCGTAACGGTGATGCCGCGGCGGCGCCAGTCGATCAGCGCAGATTCTTGGTGCGCTAGGGGATCTACGCCTACGTGCCTGACCGAATATGTAGCGCTGAGGTCGAGTACCGCCGCCTCTATAACGTGCATATCGTGGATTTCTCCTGACATCTGGCGTAGGTGTCCTTCCGCTACCCATTGCCTAAGCGGCTGGTGGCAGCGCTTTTCATCGCCAACAATATCTTGACCTGCCCACCAGTGGATTAGTTTGTAGCGGTATCGCTCTGCTTTGACGTCGAATACGGCGAGACAGAGGCTAGATAGGTTCGCATGGTCGCCAAGCTGTGCGCCGCGCGCTAAGTCAATGGCTATAACGGCAGGGGCGCCACGCAGAGAGTCCCAGTCGATTACTTCGAGCATCTGCCGATCCAAGATCGAGAGATCCATAGCGCCGCTTAGGCGGTCATTATGCCGGGCGAGAATTTGCATATCACATTCGGCGACCTGTTCGGGATCGTGTGTTCCCATCATCGCCTCGATAGACGCTTTCATATTCGCCGCCTGAACTGTGACGCCTAGCGACGGCTGAGCCTTGATCCAATTCTCTGGGTCTAGTGCGTCGTCTTCGCTGTCCAGACCAAACAGCATTCCACGCCATCCCGCTGGCGCTTCTGCGCCTTGCACATAGTGCGCCTGCAATGCTGACCAGTAAGGCCAGATAGATCTAGTGCGCTGCCGTGCGTCTGGCGTGCTGATACAAAGCATCTGGCTAGCAGGATCCTTGCTTAGTCCTGTGACCACTCGCCCGAAGCCCTTTTCCATTCTCGCGACTTCATCGGCGACTATCAGCCTTGCGCTAATGCCATCCATCGCCGTTTCCGTGCAGGGCAGGGCACGCATAACAGAGCCTTGGCAGCGGATCCAGCCGCCTTGGTTTGATATGGTGGTAGCGTCGCTAAATGTCACATCTGGATCAAGTGCTTTAGTCATAGTGCGTAGACGATCAAACACAATGCAGGCAGCGCGTAGGTTGGGTGCCACAGCGTAATACTGCTGACTGGCGCCGCCGGTCATCATGACATAGGCAAGCATCGACGCCGCTAGCTCTGTCTTCCCGGCACCGCGCGCGACGACGACTAGCAGCGCCTTACAGTTGGGATCCGCCAACAGCTGCGCCGCTACCGCCCATTGCCAGGGAAGTAAAACCAAAGGCTTGCCCGCATTACTTCCCGCGGCCTGAGTTACGAGCGCCACGAAGTCTGCGTACGCCTGCACCTTTTCCCAGCGCCAGTCAGAGAGCAGCGGCGCCGTCGCGACAGCCCATCCGTGCAAACTGAGATTGCTTTTTATATTCCCCGCCGCAACATCTAAAATATATTTCTCGACGATGTCGCGAACATTTATTTTTTCTGCGGCGACTATTTTATTTTTTTTGGTTGCCATTTGATTCTTGCGCCCAAACTCGCCCGATTTGCGCTAGAATTCGGACGTATCCAAGGTTG